TATAAAAAATATAAAAATAAAAAACGAAGTAATAAATTTTGATGGTTATTCATATGAACAAAAATTAAAAGCATATGAATCATTTCCAGTGTCTTTAAAAGACAAAACCGAGAAAATAATAATAGATTGCATTACTAAAATTGGTTCAAATGATATATTTAATATTGAAATGTTTAAAGATCAAAAAATAAACTTCTATAATTTGTTTTTTATTGATCTTTTAAGGGTACTTTTTTCACAAAATGCCAAAAATATATACGAAGAGATTTATATTCTATCCAATTTTCATGTTAATTCCGATTATATTATGAAATTATCACCATCAGAAAGAAATATTTACATATCATTTATCAAACAACAGCAAAAAAGTAGGCAAGACAATACTGATGTGATAGAAAATGACATGGAAAACATGAAAAATGGAAGATCTGTTGAAGATTTAGCTGTTGAATTTGGTGACATTCCCCCTAATTAGTGTATATGGAAGAAGATAATAATATTTTAAACTTTGAAGATGCTTTAAGAGCATTAGATAGTGTTTCACAGACATTTAATGTAAGTGTTTGGATACCATCTAAGAAAAAAGAATACACATTTAAAGAAATTGATGCAAAACAACAGAAGAATATGCTCAGTTCTGCGATGAATTCTTCTATTTACAACACAAATTTTGTAAAAAACTTGTATAATATACTAAATTCTAATTTTTTAGACAAAGAAAATGTAAAAGAATTGAATACTTTCACAGTTTTTGATAAATTTGCTATTGCCATCTCATTAAAAGATAAAATTTCCGAAGAAACCTCTGTTACCTTTGATGAAAAGAACAATATTGTTAAAAAAATCAGTCTAAAACCAATAATTGAAAAGTTTAAGACATTTGAAACACCAAAAGATGAAATTTTAGAGGTTGATAATCAAAATTTTAGAATAAAGTTAGAATTATCGGTCCCTACTATTGAAAAAGAGTTGCAATACGAAGAACAAATTCATAAAAAGGAAAAAAAGGTTGATGATATTAAGGATAATGACGAGATACAACGAATTGTATCAGAAGCATTCATAGGAGAAACCACAAAATACATCAAAAATATTTATATTAACGATAATAATTTAAATTTTGAGAATGTTGATTTCTTAAAAAAGATTAAATTGGTCGAAAAACTTCCGAGTGGGATTTTACAAAAAATATTGTCGGTTGTTTCAAAATGGAAAAGTGAAATTGATTCAGTTTTAACTATTTCCACAGTAGAAGAAGGTAAGACATATACAAAGATTTTAAATATTGATAGTGTACTATTTTTGAATTAAAAACATATATTAATCTAAGTATTAGTATATGACAAATACAGTTTCTATTGATGATGTATTATCAAAGTTCGTAGCTAATGAAGTAGATTCGACAGAAGTAATAAAATTATTATTAACTTCTGATGAAACTGGTATAGATTATTTACAAAATTTAAAAAAAGACTTTAAAGATAGGTATGTAACACCAACATTCAATAAAGCAAAGGATTATTATTCCAAAATAGGAAAAAAAATAGATGATCCAACATCTAGTAAAGATGTTTTTAATCACATTAATGATCCATTAGGATTAAAAGAACTAAGAGATGAGTATAAAAAGAAATCCGAAGAAATTCTTAAAAAGAATTTGGATAAATTGGATTTAAATCTAAAATTGGATGGTAATAATTCAATTTCTACTAGAAATTCTTTATCAGAACAGCAAACATTAACCGAAAAAACACCAACTGTTTCACTATCAGATGAAACCGTAGATAAATTGGGTGGAGTTTTGAGCGGAATAAACGCAGAAAATTTAAAAAGATCTGGTAATAGAGTAGAACAAGAAGAAAGTGACAGTGGTGGTGGTGGATTAATGGGAACCTTGGGTGCATTGTTATTAGCTGGTGGTGTTGGTGCAATATTAATATCTGCATTTTGGGATAAACATATCAAACCTTGGTTAGAATCTAAATTAAATTTAAATCTTGATGTTTTTGATAAATTTGAAGGAGTAGTAGAAGGTATTGGAAAATTTTTTACTATGGGTGGACTCAAAATAACAAGTGGATGGTTTTTTAATTTGGTAGGAAAAGCATTTACCACTTTTGGAGAACTATTGGAAGGTGGACTTAATGCTATTTTTAAACTTGGATTTGGTGATGATATTGTAAAAGCTGGTGCTAAAGCCGCTCCAGCCGCTTGGAAAACATTAATACCAAAAATAGCTGGTGGTTTGTTTAAAGGTATAGGAGCAGTTTCATTTAAAGCAATTCCGATAATAGGAAGTCTTATAAGTTTTTATTATGCATGGGATCGTTTTGAAAAAGGAGATACTATATCGGGTATAATTGATTTAGTTGGTGGTATAGCCAATTTATTGGAATTTACTCCTCTTGCACCATTGGCACTACCATTATCTATTGGTGCATCGGCTTTGAATGCGTTTTTAGATTATAAAGCTGGTGCAGCAAAGACAATGGAAGAAAAACAAACTATAAAAATGGATTTTCTTAAAGATTTAGGATTTAAAATCTATGATTTTATTAAGGAAACTCCACTAATAGGTGGTGTTATATCGAGTTTAGAAGGATTTATTCAATGGTCAATGGGAATTATTGGAGGAAATACAGGAGAAGTAAAACAAGGTCTATCAAAAATGACAAAATTTCCATTGTTTGGAATATTGCCTTCAATTATGTTATCTTTATTAGAGGCTACTACGAATGAAAAAAATGAATTTGTTGGTCTTGATGTTAATAAATTTATAAACAATCTTAAAAAAGATACATTAAAAACTATATTAGGATGGTTTCCATCATGGTTTGGTATTAGAAATAAAATTGCAAATTTTATGGGTGTGGAATTAGATGGTTCTGATAAAGAAGAAGATCCATTTGCTATAACACAAACTCAGCTTAATTTGAAAAATTTGTCTAATCAATCTAAAACTGTTTTTAAAAATGAAACTGAATATACACCAGTTCAAAAAAATAATGAAGAAATACAAAAATTAAAAACCGAAAGAGATAGTATACAAAAACAACTAGATGATTCTACAAAAAAATATACAAACAAAAATAGAATTGCTCAAGATGGAACAGAAAATACACCGGAAATTCCTGTTCATGAACAGATGGAAATAAATAAAAAACTGTTAGATCGTTTAAAATATTTAGATGAACAAATGAGAGTCATAGAAGAATATGATAAAGAAAATGCATCAAAACAATCAGATAAACCTAAACCAAATGTAGAATCAAAACAAGACTTTTCATTTAGAAGTTTAATGACAAGCACACAATCAAATTCTATATTATTTGATAATAAAACAAACACAGCAAATGTTTTGGATCAAGGTGATAATATATTGGCATATAAAACCGATGGCGTATTTGATAGAGCATTAAAAGAATTAACCGAATTAGCAAAATCTATAAACAACGGAATTTATAAAATACCAGAAAAATTAGAAAATATAAATACCGAGTCATCATCTGTAGTAATATCAAACGATTCTGGTGGAAAAACTGATATGATGGATGTTATTTTAAGTGGAACCAGACCAGATTCTATCTATAACTTTAGAAGGTCGATACAAGGAGAATTTGCTTAATAAGTATATATATGTTTCGTTTAGAATCAAAACCATTTCCTATAGAAATCCCATATCTTAATATATCCAAGAATCCTTTACATGCTGTTCCAACTGGTAGTGGAAGAATAAATGTGGTAGATAGTTTTAGATGGAAAAATTCAGGTAGTACAGAAGAGGTTCCTTCTGTTTCTTTAAAAGAATATGAATTAGAATTTGGTGTATGGACACAAATGTTAGCTCGAATTGCTAATACAATAAATGTTGCTTTTAATCAAGGAGAACTTGATCCATATTCCATATTATATAATGGAAATCCAACAGGATTTGAGTATAACTTACCTCTTTTAATAAAAAATGGAGACAAAATAAGAAGTATAAGGAATAGTTGGGGTGAAACAGATTTTTCTCTAAATAAATTTTTAGGAGGAAGTGGAAAAGAATCTAAAAATACATTCGGAAATATTTTAGGTAAAGGTATAGCATTAGGAGTTGGTTTGATGGGAGACATGGGGTTCGAAGAAGTTCAACAATTTAAAGGAACACAAGCAGAAACTTTAACTGTTACATTTCCTTTATATAATACAGTAACTTTAAAAGAAGCATATGATAACTATATGCTAGTTTCTTTATTAACTTTTCAAAATTTAAAAACCAGAAATACATTTTTGACTTACATTCCACCAAAAATATATAAAGTAAAAACTCAAAATTGTTTAGGTGGTTTGGATTGGCCAGCAGCATATATTTCAAGTTTGGATATAGAGAGTATTGGAACTACTAGAGAATTATCAGAATTTGGAAATACTACAATATTAATACCAGAAGCATATAAAGTATCAATAACAATAACTCAATTGGTAGCAACAAGTTCAAATATATTTGCTGGAGCTATTGGAGAAAATTCGGTAAATGTTATTGGAAGTATTAAAAATGTAGTAACCGAAAGTTTCACAGAAGGAATTGGTGCAGTGCAAGAAACTTTAAGAAATGGTGCTAAAGCTCTTGGTGCTGAAGAAAATCCGGACACAACAACTAAACCATAATGGAAACACAAAATAACATAAACGATCTGCCAAAACTTTCGGTTTATAGATATGAAAATTTTTTCAATATTTATAACGACGAAGAAAGTGATATGAGATATTATAATCTTTTAAGAAACATTAATATATTTCCTGCTGAAAATACACAAATAGAAGGAACATATGTTGTAGATTATAATGACACATGGGTTTCCATATCATATAAAATATATGGTAATATGGATTTATGGTGGTTGTTGTGTTCATATAACCAAATAATAAATCCTATAAAGATGCCAGAAGCAGGAACAAAGATAAAATATTTAAAATCCGAATATGTTTATATCATAATAAACGAAATTAAAAAGCAGATTAAAAATTAATAAAATTTTTCTATATCAAAATAAAATCTAGCCATAGTGTGTGTTAAATTTTTATTTTCTGATTCTACTATATCACAAGAATAACAATATATTCTACCTTCAGTTTTAAAAAAGAATATATGAGGCATCATTTCATTAAAAAATTCAAATTCAAATTCAATATCTGGATTTTCATCTAAAAATTTTTCAATATCTTCTGTTGTTATTTCGCTATCATCGCAAATACTATCTATTTTTTCTTGTAATTTATACCATAAACTATCTTTTTTATTTAAATTTAACTTATAAAATTTCCAATTTGTTTTATAATCAAAGATATAATCATAATTTTTATTTATTTTAGTCTTACTAAAACAATCTTCGAAGTTTAATTTTTTCATTATTTACATAAGTATTTATTGTATATGGGAAGAAGAAAAAAGAATGAAGAGTTAGAACAAAACGTCGATGATATAGATCCAGAGGATATTATTGTAGACGGTTCTTTCTATAAAGGAAATGAAAATCTTTTAAGGGGAAATTCTCAATTCAAATGGACAGAGTCCATGATCGAAGAATTGAAATTATGTAATAAAAGCATATTACATTTCGCAGAACAATATTTTTACATAACAACCTTGGACGAAGGTAAAAAGAAAATAGAATTATACAAATATCAAAAAAGACTTTTAAAAGCATTTAAGAATGAACGCTTTAATATCGTATTGAGTTCTCGCCAATCAGGTAAATGTTTGGCAAGTAACACTTTAATAAAAATAAAAAACAAAATAACAGGTGAAATAGAAGAGATTACGATAGGGGAGTTTTATAATAAATTTAATTAAAAAACATACTAGAAAACATTTGGCAATATTGTAAGTATATACATGAACATTCATGAATTACTTAAAAAGTGTAAAAAAATTAAAAAAACAAATGGTGAATCCGCCGCTATTGAATTTTATAATACACAAATATTTTTCACCGAATTTTGTCCAACTTGTAAGGTGACTGGTAAAAAATTATCATATTATAACTGGTCTGAACACTTTACTATATGTGGAGCAGCAGTAAAAAATTTACTTAAAAAATGCAATAAAGACATACAAAAAGCAAAAGAAATTTTAAATAATGAATATATTTTTGTAGAAGAACTTGGTGGATTCTATCCAGATTTTAGAAGTTTATCAACAGCTATAGCAAAAAGAAAAATGAATTCTTCTCTTAATGTTATCTTATATGAAAAATATTTTAAAGAAAAAACAAAATGCTGTTTTCCAACATGTAATAATAAGGTTCCCCATGAATTATTATATTTAAATTCATGTTGTCAAACTCATTATAATCAAAATATTAAAATAAAAAATGGAAAAAAAACATTAAATGATTATTCTTTTGAATGTAAAGAATGTAATGAAAAATTTGCCAATATGGCACACTTAACAATTCATATAGAAAAATTCCACATGAAAGCGGAGGAGTATTATTTGAAATATTTTTCTAATATTAAAGGATCATGTAAATGGTGTAATAAAGAAACCAAATTTATAAGCATAAATAAGGGTTATTGTGAATTTTGTTATAACACTAGTTGTAATATCGATTTTCATAACAAATATCACAA